GCCTATAAGAGAACTACGCAAATAAAGTTAGCGTAGGCGCCGGTTAACGTGCGGAACACGCGTGTTTGTGCTCAACGGAGGAATTAAGCGGTCTCAATGACCTCTCCTTCCTTACGTTTGTGGGCGGTGCGCAATGGCCGTTTCGGTCTTTTGCGTACGACGCTCCGTGAGCGTGGTTGCATGTCTTCTTCACACGTTTCAATGCGTGAGGATGACTGGTCGCTACTCGATGTCCTTTTCGCGGGTAGGACATCTCCGTCAACAACAACCTCAACGATTGTTGGAGTAGCCGGCCGGGTTTCGACACAGAGAGGGGGCCCCAGAAGGTCCCGAAGGAATCTGACGGTTTTAAGCCAACCATCAAATCTTTCACGGTCAAATTCTGGAAACTGACGAGAAAATTCGGCGTCCATCCATCCATCATCATTGACGTTTGGAAATTGTACGGACTTGTCAAACTTAGCCCACCAATTACAGAGGCCAAATTCTGTTCGTCTTCTTCCATCATCACTGAGTTCCACCGCACGTCTGCACAGCTGTCCGATGACAGGTGTGTTTCCGTCTGTTGCGACGTAACCCCTCGCTTTCTCAACCAACTTGCTCTCAGGCGATACGCCTGGAGGCAAACGAACTGTCGTGTGGAACTTAGACAGTTGTCGACGGACGTCGCACATACTGTTAGCACTTCCCCACCACACTTCTGGTGAATAATAGCGAGCCAAGAATGTGACTCCTGGTTCCCCGTGGCGAACCACAGCTGCTTCGAGCACGAGTCCAATGCGTGTCGCCGCCCACTGGTGTGAATCAGTGGGTAGGTCAGCATCAAGTCCATCGTCCCCAAGGTGTATTCCGAGCGCTCGGAAAGCTTCTTCAGGAGTGTAATATCCATCTGAGGTTTTCTTTGTGTGTCGGAAGCCCAGGTACGCGGTAAATGCAGCGCGCAAAGTTTGCGATACGCTCGTAGCAGAGCAACCACTTCCGTGTGAGGGTCCTTGTTCAAAAACGGTTCCATTTGGCAAAATTCCAATATTGTCAATGTTTCTTTTAATCAATTCATGTAGAACGGAGCGATGGCCTCCAAAGGCCTTCATAAAGACCATCCGGTCAACCAGACGCAAATAGTGCGAGACTGTGCCATCCATCCTATGATAATCAGACACATTCACGTACTTCGCCCCTCTACAGATCTCAGAGACTCTCTGAGCAATGTCAAGGGGCGTCATGCCGGGACCATACCAGTTAAACTGCTTCAAATGGGCTGATAGTGCCAGGGAAAATTGCGCCATAGTGAGTTTGTCCTTATCATTATAAGTAGAGATGTTACGTGGGTCTTTAACATCCCCATAAGCCTCACTCTTGATAAAGCACTTTAATACTCGTTTTACGGTGCTTCCATGGACCATCGCCTTATTAAGTGACAGTTTCTGCGCAGCTCCAGTTTGTTTTTCAACAACTCTTTCTACCTCGAAAGGATTCAAGGTTACCCCCCCCACTACCAAATTAGCAAACTCCTCCATACAATTATCGACGAAGGAGCTTGGCTTTGGCTCTTGTTTCTTTAGTTTATTAATCCTTCCTTCAACGCAAGCTCTCTCACCTGCTGCGTTGGGCACGGGCGAAAACGCGCCGTGCACTAATGGGTTCATGAACGCACTTAGCTTAGCCCTGGCATCAGGGTCATAGCTTGGGGGTTCATATTGGTAAGACCGGACAGCTTCCTCAACGGGGAAAACGGTAGGTGGGGGTGGAGGTGTGGCAAGACGGAAAAATTCCGTTAATACCGCAGCCTTCTCACGTCCTTCCTCCTTTTCGAGCCATGAGGCAGTTGTAGGGAGGCACAACTTCGTTGTGCCCAGCCGTGCCATGGTAGCTATAGCATCAGCTTTTTCAGCACTTACGGTTGCACAGAGATGAGACCCTGTGCGCGCGGTGCTGTAGTAGGTTCCATCCTTGCGGTGAACCCTGAACCGTGCAAAAGTGGTGCCACAGCCAAGCGACACTATCGGATCAAACCGTTTTAAGGGTGTATGGTTTAATACTAAAGAGGCCATAAAGGCGCCAAAACCCCAGAAGGTAACAATTGGAGCAAGCAGAATCAACTGCCTACTATATCCAACCTGTTTCCTTTCAACGGCGTACACCGTGGTGTTCCAAGGAACTCCAAGGAACGTTTTCGAGACCATCAAACTGTCGGTAGCATAATCCCATAAATGATGGGAATACTTGCCTCCTCCAGAAACGAATGTGGTCAATCTGCCATCAGCTTCAAAATAAAAACTGGTGTCATCATGACAGCGTCCCGCAGCGTCCTCAGGGACCACGGTGTAAAGGATAGTCGGTTTTCTGTGACGCGCAAGGAGGTCAACCATGTCTATATAATAGTCCACATCGCATAGATATAGAATGTCCTCTTTACGCATCGCATCAAAGCGGTTATCTGCATTAACGTCTTTTGACCAGAACCACTGCCTTTCTCCTGCTATGCCTTTTCTTTGATCAGATTTAGACATGCTGAGGGAATAAGCTCTTCCTCCAATTAGGTTAGACAAGTGTCTAACAAAATGGGTGGCAGAACTTCTTAGAGAAGCGGCGGTGGCGTGGGTGTGCCCCTCGACGGGTTTGAGGGGCAACAACTCGGTTTGCGAAAAGCCATCCCGCATTACTTCAGCCACAATGGCTGGTTCATACGAGTGATCTTCCGCTGTCTGGGAACACGCACGACGTAATTCCCCAGACCTCCATGAACGGACAATGGCCATACCAATGAGTAATATATTAACTGTAGGTAAGACTGCGAACACAATGTCGCTTCCTTTCATGGGTGGTGTTCGGTGATCAGCCAAAACACAGTTCGAAACAATATCGA